TATATATAGTTATCGTCGGATGCCGCATAAGACCCAATGTGCATATCCTCCGTGCGTTCAGCGGTTTTAACGCAAGTTGCTTGAGAAATACCAAAATTGTTTAAATAATATTTCCCAGCCATCACTTCTTTTGAGTTGAATGGGACGTTGGTGATACGAAATGATTCGGCGGGAAGGCTTGTGACTACCGTTACATCAATTGTCACGGCAATGTGAACCAAGTCGCCTATGCGTGTGTACAGTCCCGTCGATGTATATGTGAGAGTGCCGCTTGACGGTGCGCTAAGCGCCGGCGTCCAAGTGCCTTCTTCGTAATGGTCGAGCGTGTAACTGCTCGCTGATGAGCCGGTTCCAGATGTTGAAGATTCAAACGCAATCCCCGCCGAGAATGTCGCGAGGCCGGTGTTACGGCTAATATCCAAGGCAACCGCACCGCTGGAACTGGCACTATGCCGACGAATCACTAAATTGTTTGTGGCCGCCCCGTCCATCGTGAAGCTGAATCCATTTACCATAGCCCCATCAGTAAGGGCCTCGACTAGTTCCAGTTTAGATGTGTGGTTCCCCGCGCTGCCTTGACCAATCCTCAACGTGCTTGCCGTGGCAGCGGTGTCGCCCACGGTTACGAGGCCCGTGCTGTCGATGGTTAGCGCGGTTGCTAGTGTTTCATTGTTGGCAGAAGTCTTAAACAGCAAGTTCGTGCTGGAATTGCTGTCGCTGCTGCTCGACTTAACGGCTTCGATGCTTGCACCGACTTGGGATGTTTCGAGGTTGTATGGAATTTCAAACTTTAATCCAATTCCGTCACCAGCAAGCATATCCGCACCAGCCGCCTCCGTCCCTCTAATGATTGCACCGTAAACAGTTCCCACACCTCCAGCCACGGTGCTGTTCACATCCAAAGCTGCTTCCGGCGAACTCGTACCCACGCCCACATTCCCACTCACCAACAAATCCCCATCAGCCGGTGTCGCCGCACTCGTTCCTATGCGAGCCGACTTGCTGTTCAACTGCTCAATCGGCGTGACTTGCTCAATTCCGGTTGGGTTCGTCCCGTCATTGGACGCAGTTCCGTCTGCCGCACCAGCGCGGTCTTGAATCTTAAACGACCTTGCCGGGTTGGCGAAAGCTAGGTCGTAGTCAGCCACGCAGCCGATTTGCTCAACTTTAACGGAATCAATGTAGGTGGATTCAGTTCCAGTTGAAGTTATCGCTTGGACGTAGATGCTGAATAGTGCTGTTGTTGCCGTGAATGTTTCATTAAATGAAGCCCACGAGGTTGATGTGTAACTGGTTATATCGTAGTCGGTACTGACTGACGTTGAACCTATCCCAACTCTTATTGAAGTTGCGGTTCCGTTTTTTACTTGATACGAAACGCGATATTTTACTCCAATGACTGCGGTAAAGTTCTGATACAAATATGGGTTGTTGTCTGTTCCATTTCGGTCAATTCGTAAAGCCGGTTCAGCACCCGAACCACCTCCCGAATCTATCGTGAACGTACCCGCGCCACCTAGCGTCCAACTGTTTGGCACGGTCGCACCCGTTGCCCCCGTCCAAGCGGTTCCGTTTAGGAGTTTAGAAGTCTGACTCCCATACTGGTCGGCAAACGGCACGGTCGCGTTCTCGTATGAAGCCGTGACCTCCGCTTGGGAAAGCGATTTATTCCACGTTCTGAATCTGTAAAAAGTTCCGATAACGCCATATGTGGAAGTGCTTCCAAAGCGCGAAACTGTGGAGTTCAAAGCACCTATGTTAATTGCAGACTCCGCACTAATATCTACGCTGCCAACGCTGTTTCCGTTTTTGTATAGCGTGGCCAAACCATTTCGGTCGCAAGTAAGCGCGTAATGGGTTGGGGTGTTATAGTCGGCTGACATATCATAGCTTATGTTCCGTAATTGGGTAGCTCCCGCCGAGTTTTGCCACCCCAAACTTGTCCAGTTGGAACTTATATCATTAAAAAGATAAAACCGACTAGGTGAATCGATGTGCGTAAAATAAATGTAATTGTCTGCTGCGTTTTCTTCGGTTTGATTCAGAATAAACTCAATCGAGAAGTCGCCAAGGCCAAACTCTGCACCGGCAGAATTAGCTAGGTCAACGTAACCTCCGTCCGCGAAGTGCAGACCGGCGGCATCGCTGGCATTCGTTAGATGCGTGATTATCTCTCCGCCGCTTGTCGTTTTTGGGGTGCTTAATACTGCGCTCATTGCTTTTCGTACTCCATGATCTGGAGTTTATAGGTTGATGCTGCTCCTACTTTTAATGCTCCCACTACTCCGTCAACCTTCAAAAAGCCTCCATCTCCACCCAAATCAGTTGACGGGGCGGCAAGGATGTAATGAGCATTGGCTGCGGTTGGGGCAGTTGAATCTTCACGGTAAAAGACATCCACCGTGCCGACGTTCTGAAAAGTGATAGAGGTACGGTTGCCGTTGGTGGCTACTGCCACATCTGCTGTTCCGCTGACCCTCGCTGTTGCTGCACCCGTGAGTGCGCCTACGTTATTCGCCCAAAGTGGATTTGCCATTGTATTACCTTAAATTCTTAAAAATGGAGGGAAGGGGATTATCCACCCCCCCCCTCCGGGTTATTGTTGTCTTTTTAAGTAGTTGTGATCCGCTTGATACTGATTGACGAGGTGACTTTTACGTCACGGCTCCAATCAACAGCATAGATGTCAGACCGACTGCTTTCGTCCCGGTACTCACGCACCGCACTTACACCACCACGGCCACCAGCAAAGGTTTTCAATGCTGAAGGGTCATAGATGGTTGGGCTGGCACTCCGCACGAAGATGTAAACATCATCGCCGTTCACAAACGCTTGGTTGCGAGCCTTGCCCTCTTTGGTCGTATCGTAGGCCATAGTGGACAAACGGATTTCCATTGAAGGGTTGATAAGCATTGCGGAAGCTTGCCCTTGGTTTAACCCAATAAGCGCGGCCCCCGGTTGCTTCTCGATCACCTTGGCGTTGTTGCGGAATCGCCTCCATGCCGTCATCCCCATAAGGATTGCATTGGGAAGCTGCCCCGTTTCCTTGGCAATTCCCTCAATGAGGTAATCCATCTGCACAACAGGGTCTACTGCGGCCAAACTCCACCCGCCCATTATCCCGCCACCGATAGTGTCAGGGGAAGGTAGGTCTGCGGAAACCGCAGCATTTACCGTTGTGATGACATGACGCTCATGCGAGAGCACGCTGCTCTGCACAAGGGTCTTGACCTTGGCTTGCTCCAAGTCCAATGGGTTGATTGTCCCTGCGGCATCACGCTCGGAATCATCAATAGTGATTTCCAAAGCCTGAGGCAGACAGTTGTAGGTTGGCTCACTCACATCCATGAAGATGCGCCTTGCTGGCCCACCTACACCGCGAGAGGTGTCGTGTACTTGAAAGGCATTCTTATCGTTGTATGCCTTATACTGTCCGATCGTCGCTGGCACCTGAACTTGAGGTGCAAGGAAATCGGCCGTCGCTGATTGTAAGTCGTTCAGAACCCCACTCGCATAATTGGTAAGGGTTGGATTGACTGATGCTTCTGATCTTAGTCCCATAATGTTTTTGTTCTCTTAATTGTTAGAGGTTAGTGAACCCGGTGACCAGAGCCGCTTCAATCAGTTCAGTTCCCGTTCCTGCTTCCATTGCCACAGCGTAAACGTCCACCGATCCCGCATGGGCAATAAATGTTCCATCTGTATGGACTCCCAAGTTGCCGCCAAGTGCAACCGTGCCTGTGGCGTGGTCGCGTAGCTTTACCTTTACCGTCCCGCTTGCCCCCGCGAGGGAAGCAATCGTGTTCATTCCTGCGGTAGTTTCTCCATCGAGAACAACCCCAAATACGTCATCCACCGCTGTTGCAATTTCCGCTTTTGTCGCAGCAATCTTTACTGCGTAACCTTCCTTACCGGTAAGGTCTGCGGAACTCGCAATCGCGAAGATGGCGTTATCTCTAGTTAATGCTCCTGCCATAATATTTTACTTTGTTGTGTGTGTTTTAGTTAAACAGTTGAGGGCGATCGTATCGCGCAGCTTCCCAAGCCTGTTCAAAAGATGAACCGTTTTTGGCTTGGTACTCCTTGGCGGCACGCATCTGCGCTTCGCTGTTAGTCCCAATTTGTCCGTCCTCCTGACGCTTGGCTTGCACCACACGCTGAAAGGCGGGATTTACGGGTAAAGCCTCCAAAGCCAAGATGTTCGAGGGGTCGTGATTCAAAATGGAAACCCACTTTGCTTTCACGTCCTCGTCCTTTGGCGGGATGCGTCCGTCTTCAGTAGCCTTGTCAACGGCAGCTTGAGCAGCAACTTCTTGCTCCTTCTCCTTGTCGCCTTCCAACGCTTTGATTTTGGCTTTTAGTGTTTCGTTTTCCTTCTTCACTTCGGCCAGCTTCTCCTGAGCAGAGATTTCTTCCTTTTTCTTGGAATCATCCTCCTGCCCAAAGACTTCTTCTTTTTTCTTTTCTTCGATTATTTCTGCCATTTTACTGTCAGGGTTTTGATAATCGCCATCGCTGGCAACTATCGGGTTTATGTCCTTGAACGCTGGCCGATTGACTAAGCCTCCCGCATTCAAAGTTGTTCCTTCAATCTCACCCTTTGAAT